GTTAAGTCTGTTAAGAGCTGAATCCGCAATTTGAAGAGTTTTGTTACCCCAAATAACTGTCCCTACGTCAGAGAAAGTAGCAATTGGATTGATTCTACCTTGATACAAGGTATCTCTATCTTCTTGTGTGAGCTTTTGTCTAGCTTTGATTGAGTTAACAAGACCTCTTGTGTAACCCGCCGACGCGAACCATGGGAAAGAAATGTTATCTGTAAGAGCCAAGTTTCTTACAACTTCACCTGTTGGTGGTAAATAAATTTGTGTGTTATTCACTGTATCTCTTGTAAGAATCCATGGATAATAAGTTGCTGTATAGTTAGAATCAATTCCTGTGTTATCAAGATTGTCAACAGCTTCCTGTGAATAAATCACATCAAACTGACTTGTACCGTCTGGTGTATACATTTGATAGTCAGGAGTTGTCACAATGTAAACGGAGTCAGCTCTTTGGAATTGAATCATATCGATTGCTTCCTCACAAAGGTTTGAGTTGTTTACATAGTCAATACTCGCAGTTGCAAAAACGTTGATGTTTGTAGCTTCAGGATTTTGATATGTCAAGATACCTAACAAGTAAGCGTAGTAGTCAGTGTTTGCGAAGTCAGAAGTGTTATTTTGAACTGTGATTCTTTTGAACAAACCATCACCTGTAGCTGTTGGATATTTTGAAGAAGGTGAAGCACCTGCTAAATAACCAGAAGCTCCTAATTGGAATCTATCTTGGTTAGTTCTGAACTCTCTGTAAACATCCCATCCGTCAAATCCACCTGCAAAACATACTGTGTATTTTCTTGAATAGATGAAATAATAAGGATTCTCTTGAGTATCGGGGTCAGCTCTGAATTCAGCAGTACCACATTCGAAAGCAGTTTCACCACTTGTTTGATATGAATTAGAAATAGTAACCACCGTAGCACCCGAGTCCATATGGAAACCCTTACTCAAATAATTGAAGTTTTCACCAGGTACTTCGAACGCTGAACTTACCCAGTTTGTTGGGTTTTGTTTTCCTTTATAAGAAAGGAATGACTCGTCAATACCATATTGAGATGAGAATCCAAGATAACTTCTTCTGATGACATCGCCACTTGATTCAACTGTGTTAGAACCACCAGCGGAAGTTCCGAACGGTGGATTCATTATTGTTTCACCTGGATAGAAATACTTTGTTTTGTATTTAATCATCGGTGAAGGATTATCAGTTGATTCGTACTCTCTTTGCACGTATCCATAGAATCCACATGGAAGAGCGTCGATAGGAGCCCCATCAGCCATTTCAACCATAATGTATTTTGAAATCAAAGCATATTCTCCGTTTGAAGAACCAATCTTTTTAGCGACGAAGTTGTTCGATAGAGGGTCCATGTTACAATTAGTAAATTTCTCAATCACGACAGGATTTGAATCAGTATCGAAGAACTGTCTTACTAACACGTCGAAAGTCATATTATTGAAAGAAAGATTCGCAATTGAAACCTTAACTTCAAAGTTTGCAGAGTCTCCGTCAGAAATTGAAATAAATTTGAATAGATTGTAAACTTTATTACCTCTCAACTCTGAAACCAAGAACGGTGTTTCAGGAGATTGATATCTTTGACATTTGTAAGCGATTGAAGAAGGGTCTTGTGACCTTGCTCCAGGTAACGCAACTAACTCACAATCCAAACCACGAATATAACCTTGGTTATAAGCGTCGTTTAAAGAACCAGGATAAATCTCCTCAACAAAAATCGGAACTTGTGTTCTTGATTTTCCGAAATTATCTACCCCCAAAACTTTTGTTATATATTGAGGTGAAGACGCACCCAAGGAGACTTCAAATGAGAATGTATCATTATCATTTGTAATACCCGATAATTGGAATGTACCAAAAGGATTACTTGTAACCCCTGAATATTGGTCTGTACATACCATCGTAACACCGGTAGTCGCACTTATTTCATAAACAGGGCCGTGGTTAACACTTGTACTTGTGTTTGTGAATAAAGATATACCTCTCGAACGAATTGTTGCGACAACCATATCATTGAAATCACTATATGCTGTTCCTGTAAATGTGAAAGACGCACCGGATATTGTACCACCAAATGCAGTTGTTCCAGTGTCTGCACTGAAAACACTTGTAACGAAATAGAAAGAATAACCTGTATAAGCATCTCCAGTTGTATTCATGAAGTTAGCATAATACCAAACATCATTTTGACCTGCAGACAAATCATTATATTCCAAGTTTGTATTGTAAACCTCCAAAGGATTATTTTGGAAGATATAAGTTGAGTCTAAAGAAACAAAATCATTATCTGGGATTGCACCGAAAATTGATGCTGTGTTTCCAGAAGTTGCACCAGAGTCATATACATCTTGAAGATAAGTGTTGAAAAAACCTTGTAGAGTTGAAACGCTACCATCAGTCAATCTGATTTGAGTGTTAAGATTGTTTTCTACACTATCAGGTAAATTTGTTGGGTTAGTAAACGAAATTGTATTTGCAGAAGACGAACCCGTAAAGTTAGCGGTGAATACCGTTCCACTGGATGAACTCAACCCAATTGTAGTTGGGTCCACATTAGCAGTGACACGGATTGACCAAGAAGGTCCCGCATCATAACCTGAAAGACCCAATATTCTTGTTACGAATAATTGGTTTGATTGTTGTAAATATGATTTAGCGATGTAAGCCGCCTCATATTTCGGAATTTGTGTGTTTACAAATTTCACTGGTTCTGTACCACCGAAATAAGCTTGGAATTCATCGTAATTAGTAATGAAAATTGGTTCAAATGCAGGACCTTTAATAGTCTCTCCAACTAAACCTAACGTAGTAACACCTACACTCTGTGCCACGAACGATAAGTCCGTTTCGGAGGTATATACCCCAGGTGATACATAAACTTTTTGATTTGCTTGTGCTGTTGCCATTATTGAGTTATCTTAATGCAGATTTATTTTCTTGATAAATATTCATTACTATATCAAAAAACTTTACTTTTCGATATGTATTTGTAAACAGTAGGAATAAATTCTGCCTTTTTTCTACCATGAAAACAAAGAAAGAAATAAAGAACATAAAAATTGACCCTGCAGTACACGATACACTAAAAAAATACTGTGACAAGCGAGGAATTAAAATCTATAAATTTCTCGAACAACTTATTATGGAAAAGTGTAAAGAAAAGAAGGATATCTACGGGGAGGATTAAACCAGTTTGTTTTCAAAAAGTAAAAAACCCTCGAGAGCAGGATTAACTTTCGTAACCTCGATTCTCAATTCATCATTTGTTGTAATCTGAATTGTTTCAACATCAGACCCATAAAAAAGGTTATTGATGTAAACGTCCCAAGTATCAATGTTTTGATTATCGAGTAAAGTCATATTTGCCGTATATTCAATGTATTCAGACAATATCGTATTTCCTGTAACATACAACCATTTCATTTCAAACTCATCGGGGTTAGGGGGGTACTTTTCTCTTTTCTTTTTTAAAAGTGACGTATCAACTTCCGTTACCAACATATACCTTTGGATGGCAGGCTTAACCTCGAACTCTTCTTCGTCAATCAGATAACCCAACATTGTGAAGTCATAACTCTGAACATAATACTTTCTAGCATCCATCTGCATTTGAGATTCATCCGAGACATTGTTCATGATGATAGGTACATATTGACCTTTTATAAAAGTATAGGCTTGTCTTGATGAAAAAGTCTGCATCACAACTTTGTTGAGTTGGTTTAACTCTCTCATTCTGTTACAAATAATCTTTACACTATAGTTTATATCAACAGGTACGGGTTGAGGAATGGTATAAATGTCCATACCCTGTTCATTTCCATTCCAAGTTGGAACCGAAGCATAATAAAACTGTTTTCTGTTCGGAATTGTGTATTGTAAAGAAGGGTTAGTTCCATACTTAACTTCAGGAACTCTGACAACGGTCATAAAAGGGGGACTTGGATTATAGTCCAAATCAACAAACTTCCATGTTTCAAGATATTGAGACCAGTTTTGAGTTGTCAAAATTCTATCTAATAGAGGAACTATTTTTCCCGCTGTAACGACTTCAAGCTCGGTCTTGGTAAAATCTAACATACCCCTATCCAAATCTGCATGTAAAACAGACTTGGGAAGATAGGTACCATCTTTATTAATATATTCCAAAAGTTGTTCTCTCCTTTCGGAAAGTTCTTTTTTTGGAACTAATGGTAACGTTTTTTTTATTTGTTTCGGAAAGGGCATATTAACTTAATACAAATATTTTATTTTTAGAATTTACTAACAAAACCTCTTCGGCGTTAAATATTGGCTCATCTGTGCCTTTCACAACAAAACTGTCGTTTTTGTAAGGATTATAGGTAATCACATCTCCGTAGTCAGGTTCAGAAAAATCTTCACAAGGGTATTCACAATAATCAATCAAGTTACCGATTACAAAGGCATGAACATTTTTTCTTTTTTCTCCCCTCACCCTTTCTTTACCACCTTCTCTCACTCTAAACTCAACGTCATCGAGTTTGACCATATCAGCATACATTATAATTTTTCCGGTGTAGGTGATAGAGAAAGTGTGTTTATGAAGATTATAATAAACCATAACTCTTTTTCCTTCAAACAAGGAATTGAATTGGGATTCGGATATTACAATTTTCATATTTATTCATACTTTTTTTTCAACTCGGGTAGTGGATAAAAGGTATCGGCATATTTGTCGTAACCTGAACCAAAAAATCTACCAGCATTAATCATTCTTTTCCATCCGTTGAACTGTGTGGTGTAATCCCATAACTTGTCCAAATCTTTCATCTTTCCT